GGGTGATCTTCCAGTTCTCGCCAGTTCTGGTGACTTCGTAGTTCCAGCTAGCTGCCGTCTCACCCGACCTGGAGGGGGTCGCCGCCTTGAGAGCAGAAACCCCCTCCTTGCCGAACTGATTCATGATCAGAGCCAGGTCTAACTTCGTCATTCTGTCAAACCAATTCCTGGTGAGTTTCCAGTCTCCCTGGCTCTCGATCGTAATCATGATTCTCCTAGACTAGAGATTCAGAGTAGATGTTGGCTACTCCTGAGACCATGCATCCGACAGCACCCTTGGCTAGAGCATCATCATACGCCTGCCTTGTCGGGCAGATGTGACCCCATACCGGTTTACCGAGGGCGGTGGTTCGGTTCCAAACCTCATCGCTGGCATCGAAGGACATACCGATGTAGTCCCATGGCTTGTGCCACTCGTTGATCCGGCCATCAGTTACCTGATCTGGATACGAGTATCCCCAGCACTTCCAACCATCCGCCTTCCACTGATTAGCCAGCCATCCGGCGTCGATGGAGAACTTCCAGATGATTCGACCGTGGGCATCAGACGGGAAGAACTTCTTCAGCTCCTGCCACTGAGCAGCAGAATACTTAGGATCGAGCACCGTGATGTGACTGGACCCATAGGCGGCGAAGTACTCCTCGACAGTCATGAATGGCTCTCCGATGGTATGGTACTTCTGGATGTCCGCCCATGTCATCTCGGTGACGGGGGTATCTGGAGCCGTCTTATCCACACGCTGGAGGGTGCGATCGTGGTTCAGGAACCAGACTCCATCCTTCGTCTTCTGACATGATACCTCCAAAGCCCCTGCTCCGAACATAACCGCGTTTGTATATGCCCGGATCGAGGCCTCAGGCCAGCTGACGGATCCTCCTCTGTGGGCGATCAGGAAGCCGCGAGTGTCCATCATGGTGTGTATATCGGAGTATCCTCTTGGTACGGCACGCATGGTAGACGGCTGCAGTTCCCCATTCCAATATACGAATACCGGATTGGAATTTCCAGAATCGGTAATCTCTATACCAGGAGTGACTACGGCTGGAGGTTCTGGATTCTCTTCCTCAAGTTCTACCCAGGCATAAGCCTTAGCGCCGTACGAATCCTTCACTGACGAAGCCAGTGCTCCGATGGTCATCGACCACGAGGATCCTCGGTTACGCTTACCGCCTCTAGCGATTGGATCGGTACCTGGGGGATACCATACTGGTTCATCTCGAGAAGATGGTGCGTGATATTGTACCGCTACTAGATTTTTCTTGGTCTTATCGAGAGTGGGAATACCTGGTTGCCAGGTATGTATCTTATACTTGGATACCCCGCCGATCGAGAATAAGACAAAGTTCTCTCTAGCATTGGTGGCGACATCACTATTGAACTTGAAGTCGCCATCAAGATCAGCTTTTGTAGCCCGTTTTACGGCTACATACCCAGATCGCCCACCGGCGTCACGGTTGTATTGGAAATCCCAGCCAGCAGGAGGTCTGGCTTTGGTGTCTCCAAACTGTGAAGCATAGAATACAACTATAAGGTCGCCGATCTCAGCACCGGTACTTCGTAGCGAAGTAGTACCAAAACCATTAGCCTCAGATCCGCTACCAGTAGCTAAATGGACATGTAATCCTGGCTTAGGCGTCTCATAGACGTTGAAGTTATGGATAGTAATGTCTTGAGCCGTACCCGGAACCGCAATGGATGGCGTCCACATTGGATAGGCGTTATTTGGAAGCTCGAAGTCGAACTTGATCGCCGCATTAGTACCGCCACGGATATTCCAGGTGACGATGAAGTCCTGTTTATCAGTCTTCTGTTTGTTCGCCAGGAACCAGTTAGCTCTCATGGCGAGCTGGGTATCTCTATCCGCCGTATACGTTATCTCGACCGTCCACTTACGATCACCGACGGTATAGGCAGCACTCTCGAATGGGGTGGAGCTGGATCCCTTTCGGATCAGACGCCCGTCACCTATTCGAGCGCCATTACCTCCCCACCATGCACCAATTACTGGGAATACGCTAGCCATTACTTGGCCCGCCTAACGATCACCGTCCCAGACGGAGTCCCTGCTGGCACTGGATCATCTGGTCCGAGGACGATCATCTTCGGGACCTCGGGGATCTTGAGATTGTCGACCTTCAGCTTGAGCTTCAGGTATCCCTTGAGCCATGGGATAATCAGTTCACGGATCTCGGCGCCCGGAGGGTTCTCGTAAGGATTGCCGACTGGGTGCCACTGACCACCATTTTGAGGATCCTCAACAAGGAAGCCGTCAGTGACGTATAGGTGGCTGATCGCGAGGTTGTCCGCCTTGTCGAAGACCTTCTGATAGTTCTCGGAGGTGACGGAGTGCACCACAGCCCACCATCGAGTGGACGGATAAGCCTTCATGTGGTCAGGAAGAATGGGCGAAGTCGGATTCTCCTCGAGGAACTTCGCAGCTGCCCCCTCAAACATCATACAGACGTCAAAGTCGAGGTCGCATACCGCCTGCGAGATGTTGGATCCTGTGTTGATGGCGATCACGAAGTCCAGTCCGTTCTCATGGCGGATTGTATCGATCAGATCCTTATACCACGGAATCCGATCCTTCCTAGCATCCCAGCCGTTGATGACCTCGTCGAGGAAGACACCCTGAACCAGGTCGCCATACCACTGCTTGGCTCGCTTCAGCTGCTCAAGGATGTACTCCTTGGTGAACTTAGCTGCGTTAGGAACCCCTCGGTTCTCCTCGGCATCCGGGTTGATCGCTGCGCCGTACTGAGTCTTGATGTAGAACAAGACCCGCTTAGCCCCCGCGCCGAGAGCGAGCTCACCCTGCTTCTGGAAGTCTACCTCCTGAGCCTCCCAGTCACCGCTGTTGCGGTTAAGGATGACGTATCCGAGGTTGTCCCGGAACTTCAGCGTCTGTGCCCACTTGGAGAACTGCCCAGGCTTTCCGTCCTGATAGTAGTCAGGCCAGTAGTATGTTACCGGAGAGTAGTACCGAGCACCGTTCTTGAACGGGTTGGTCTGTCGGAGTGCGTCTTCGACATCAGCCTTCTCGCCGTAGGTCTTGGCTGCCTCGTCCTTGGTAAGGTACCTATCAAGCTGAGGGGTGACCGCATCCTGACCAGCAGGACCACGCTCTCCAGCAGGCCCAGGGGGACCTTGTGGTCCAGGAGGCCCAGCGGGGCCGACCGATCCATTTTCACCCTTGGGTCCGGGTTGACCATTTGCTCCGGCGGGACCAGTGGGTCCGGTGGGGCCAGGAAGGCCGTTATCGCCCTTAGGCCCAGGAGGACCCTGAATGCCCTGCTCCCCCTTTGGTCCAGGAGGGCCAGCAGGACCCCTAGGTCCTTCGGGTCCGGGAACCGGGGTTCCTCCAGCTCCGCCACCAGCGGGACCAGGAGGACCCTGAAGACCCCTAGGGCCTTCTGGTCCGCGTTCACCAGCATCACCCTTAGGTCCGGGAGGGCCAGCAGGACCTGGGTCGCCCTTGGGTCCGGTTGGTCCCTGTGGGCCACGAGGACCAGGTGCGCCAGCTCCGCCACCACCTCCGCCTCCGAATGGAAGGGGGGAAACCTCAGAAGTGGGGTCGGCAGCCATGATGTCAATAGTTCCACCCTGAGTCAGAGCAACGTGCTTGACGATGTCAAACTTGGGGGAATCGATGTAGATGGTGTGGGTCCAGGCGCCAGAGGGGGTTACTCCATCGCCCGGAGCCAGCACCTCGATGTTGACAGCGCCAGCCTGGTCTGTCCGAACCATGTGCTCGCGCATCGAGACTGCGGCACCTTCAACGGTAGCCGTAGCACCCTTCACGTCAGGAATGATTCGGACAGTAGCCCGACCATTCTCTCCTCCGGGAATAGTTCCCGTTAAAGTACAGTATGGCGCTGCCATTTTGAGCCTCCTACGGCTGTTCGGCCCTGTCGAGCAGGGCGTTCACCTTAGTGTTTGTCTCGGCGCCATAAATGCCGTCGACCTCAGCACCGACTGCAGCCTGGACTGCCTCGACGGTTGCATCGTGAGCCTCCTCAGAAGCCTCGCCCCAGACACCATCCTGCTCAGTACCGACCACAGACTGCGTGAAGGCCACGCCGAAGGGGAAGGTCTTCCCGCCCCAGTTCGAAGCCGCAGCCAGAGCGTAGCAACGAGAGCGAGTGTTCGGTCCGGCAACATTGTCGGGGTTAGCCCGGACTGCACGCTGCAGAGCACGGATGTCAGTAGGGCCAGCTGGAGCAGTGTTGCTCGGAGAGTCAGTATACGCAGGCCGGATCACGTAAGCGATCGACTGATTGCGGACACGCCGCCAAACACCGTTCCCAGCAGACTGAGAGCCGTAGCTGCCAGACGAGGTGTTGCCCTCGATCGTCTGGAGCGTGCCGCCGCCAAGGTTCTTCTCGACGAAGCCCACGTGGTCCGTGCCGCCGCCATCCCAGTTGTAGATGACGACATCTCCGGGCTGGGCGTCGTAAACCGATACGAAGTAAGCGTCAGGGTGCTGGCGGACCTTGTTGACGGTGTAGTCAGTGTTAAAGGAGAATCCTCCAATAGCGTCAATCTGCCCGCACTCGTCCAGACACATGCTGACGAAGAGCATGCACCACCAAACAGAGTCGGACGGTCCAGCAAGCCACTGCTGACCAGTTCGAGCTGCCCAGTATCGGCCAGCTTCGGATCCGGGCTGAGGGTCGTCTGGTGCATAGTAACCAATCCTCGCTGCGGCCCGAGCGAGTACGTTGTCTGCAACGCTCACTTCATCACCTCAGTAGTCTGGGACACGTGAATGTCCTTGTCTTCCATGGGATCAGTTCCGATGTGGGCCTGCGGAGCAAGCGCCTCCTCGGGAATGTCTTCGTGACTGATCATTGTTATCCCTTCGAACCAAGCTTAGCTCGCCTGGCTCTGTTGAGTTCCCGGTTCCGTTCCATAATCTCGGATTGGGACATCTTCTTATCGGGCTGGTTCTTTTGGTTGCATACCCGAATGAGTGTGAGTAATCGGTTGATGTGCCATGTCTCACACTCGAAGGGGATCTGGCAAGCAATCATCCAGTAGTAGATTAGTTCGGAGGATGTGTACTCACCAGATCCAGACTCTCCACCCGTATCTCGGATGGTGGTTGCGGTCATCGTATCGGCCATGTAGGCACTGATACGCTCAACCTCGGATGGGGGGATCCTATCCAGGAGCGACGGGTCGTATTCTTCATCAGTGACCATACACTTTATGTAGAGGGCCATCTCCTCAGCGGTGACTTTGTCGTTACCAATGAGGTGTTTATGGGTAATCGACTCCCATTTTGACAGCGCGACCAGGTTGTGCTCCAGGTGCAGGATTCCGCCAGGCATAGAGACAAAGGTGCCTGTCTCCTCATCGAACCCGTCGAGATCCGGGATAGAAACTATAAGCATTGCAGGCACCGAGGGCCCAGGAGTCTAGGTCTCTGAGCCCCCGGTGTGGTATATCAGCCTGCGAAATGGGCCTTGATCTCGTCCGGCAGGAGGAGCTTGGGCTCGGTGGCCTGAGCTCCACCCTGACCAGCGTCGGAGCCGAACAGCTTAGCCTCGAGGGCCTTCAGCTTGGTAGCGTCGACGTCCAGAGACGAGATGGTCAGCAGCGAGGTGGGCTTGGCACCGGACACGTTGACCGGCGTGGTGGACAGCTCCCAAGAGAAGGAAATCGCCTCAGGAGAGTCATTGACTGTCTTGTAACCCTTCTCGGAAGGAGAGGCCTTGCAGCCGTACAGGACATGGAGCTTGTAGCCCTTATCCTGACCAGCCACGTCGTCACCGATCTTGGTGCGGTAGACGAGACCGAAGGCGAGTCGGTCCTGCTGACCGATCTTGACACCCTTCGTCAGCGTGGCGGAACCGTCACACTGCTCGAACTCATCGGGATAGGTGTAGGCCTCGATAGTAGCCTTCAGCTTCTCAGCCGAGAGCATCGAGAGGTACAGAATGTTATCGGCGTAGAGGTCAGTAGCCTCCGCACCCTCGGGCTTCTCTGAGATGGCAGTGATACCATTCCAAGCAACGCCCTTGCCGTAGGTCTTCTGAGCCGGGTCGTACACATACAGTGCGCAGTGGTCGACACCAGTCTCAATACGGCGCTCACCAGTCTTGTCCCAGACAAGTGCAGCCATGTTAACTCCTAATAGTAGACGTCGAAGATGTCGTGATAGAGGTTGTCCGCTACGAGTCTGGACTCATGGCGGCTGAACAAAAGGTCCTCGATCTTCGTTCGTGTCGGGTCCTCGGGATGCCGGGCGATCAGAGTAACCTGGAACCGGTTCGCTTTGATATACTTGAGGTTGTCCGCGTACATCGGATCACCCGGATGCCGCTCGTATACGATACACGGATACGAGAGCTTAAGCGACGGGAGTGGTTGGTAATAGACCTTGTCCGACCCGAGGATCTCTACCAGCTTCTCATGGAGAGTTAGCCGTCGGTCCATTATACACCCCCGTCAACTCGAGAACCAGACGGGGGAACTTCAGTTCCACATAGGAGATTTTCCAAAGTCCCCCCATCCAGCGTACGTACTTGAGATTCTGGATGTTATCCGTTAGAAATCCATCAGCGATAATGCTGATCTGGTTACTGAGGTTGATACTCCCCAGAATCTCATCGCTGGCACCAAAGCGACGTGCTTCACGAAACACATCGCCGTAGTACTGCTTCTCGACGATCTTGTCTTCCCAAATTCCCGGCTCGGTCTGGACCTGTGTGGCAAATCCTATCTCACCGAAGAATTTGGCCATCTATCACGGCTCCGCGACGACGTTACCAGTCTCGGTCTTCCGCTCAACGATGATGGCTGACTTCGGGTGAGTCAGCGCACCGGAGAGGCGGGTCTCCAGCAGGTAGTGGTACTGGTTGAAGCTAATGTCGAAGTCCTCAGCCGCGAAGAGCTGACCACCCTTGTCCGCACCAATGGTGTAATCGGACATATTGACGATGATACCAAGGGCGTCAACAACACCATTCTTGGTAGAGGTGCGCTGCAGGCCCTTCATCAGCGGGACCTTGACAATCTTCGAGACGCCGACGTAGTCGGTAAGCTCGGAGACGCTGCGGAACAGACGGTGACCCATCTTGTCCTTGAGCAGCAGGATCTCGGTGACCATGTGGGGCTCAGCGAACCAGGTGGGGTTACCAGCGCCATCGTAGTCGTCCATAGCGCGGACAATGGAGTCCAGGACGTCCTCGGTGGTGGTCTCCTTGGCCAGGACGACGCGAGGAGCGTAGAGGCTGTCCTCCTTGTAGATCGGGCGGATGCAGTCCTCCTTGATCTTGTCCTTGGAGGAGGCCTGGCGACCATCGCCAATGAGGACGGCTCGACCGAGCTCCTCCTCAAGCATGATCTTCATCTCACCGCGGATGTAGGAGACGACATCAAAGTCAGTGATGTCGAGGATGTCGTCCCTATCCAACCTCTGCTTCTTATAGATGGTGGTCGGCGAGGTGACACGCTGCAGAAGCGTGAAGACCTCGTCTTCCTTCTTATTGCCCTTGATGTAACCCCGGGCACGGGCCTCGTCGGCAGTGATGTCGGCGAAGCGAGTGCGAATACGGGAGAAGGGCGAGTGCTTGGCAGCGCCAACGACGGAGTTGACCCAATCGGTCTTGCGCTTGATGAACTCCGGCTGGTTCCACAGATCCTTAGCCTCAGGGAAGAGGGTCTCGATCTGCTTGATGCCGTAAGCGTCAGCGTGGGCCAGGATGGCCTGCTTCAGGGAGCCGCTGGAGCGAGCGTCCTCGAAGATGGTCTCGACCTGGGCGTGAGTCAGGACGGGGAGCTCCTCGGTGGTAGCGGAGCCCTCAAACACGTTCTTGTGAGCCATAGTATCCTCAGTTGTGTCGGAATGGGCGGTGTCCTCAGCCTCTTCGGTCTCAGACTCCTCCGCCTCTTCATCTACGGAATCGACGAGCTGTCCAACGATGGCGTAGACCGCCGTCTTCTGCTCCTCGGTCATTCCATCGAAGATCTCCCCGAGCGTGGGGTCGTCCTCGTCGCCCTCAGCCTCATCGGCCTCCGGCTCCTCCTCAGCGTGCTCGACGTCGTCCGTCTCCTCCGCCTCGAAGTCCTCATCCTCGTCCTCGACGTCATCTCCGTGAGAAACGAAGTCCAGCTGCGCATCCGTGTAGATCACAGCCTCGATCTCATCGCCGTCATCACCATGCTCGATGGAGACTTGGTCGATGAGGGCACCAGGGTTAGCGCCGCGAAGCACCAGGCTCACCTCGACGAGCTCGCCGTGGACAACGTCGTTGCCCCGAGCCCGAACATGAGTAGCATAGATGCTCATCGCCTTGATGTCGCCGTTCTTGACCATCTCTCGAGCGGTCCGGCCACGATCGGTATTGTTGAGGTGGGCGTAGGCGTAGACGCCATCCTCACGAACCTCAAGGTCGGCATGCCCGAGGACGTTCTCGACGTCGCCGTGCTTGTGCTGCCAGACCAGAGGTACAGTCTTCCCATCATACGCCGCGAATGCCCCGTGTCGGATGACCTTGTTATCCGAGCACCGAACATCGTTCTTCGTGGCGTAGCCAGAGAAATCGCACTTAACTGCCATTTTGACTACTCTCCATCAGTTCGGAAATTGGTACCTCCGATGCAGGGACTTCGTCGACCGGCTCTTCGCCAGGCGGCTGTTCCTCGCCCATCGGATTGATGTTGGAGTTCACCAACTGGTTTGCCGTCTCGTCTTCAGACTGGGCCCAGCCGAACTTCGGACGAAGCTCATTAGCGGTACCAATCTCGTTACGCTTGACGGAGTCGACCAGCTTAGACATCTCCTCCAGCGGGACGTTGAGGAACGGATCCTCGATCGCCATGATCCGCTGACGCTGCGTTCGGGCAGTCTTGGTGAGGAAAGTCCTGGTGATGGCATCCGTGATCGCCTTCAGAACTGGACGAACCGTTCGGTTCTGGTAGTTCAGCATCTGACGAGCATCGGCCTTACCGGTGAAGACATCCTCAGTCATTCCGAGCTGGTTGTACAGCTGAGTGGTGAGCCACTGAATCTGGCTCATGAGGTTGTTCTCGGAAGGTCGGTTCAGCTGGGTGATTCGCTCTGCACCATCGGTGTAAGCAATACCGTACTGAGACCCAGCGAGCTGCTCCTCAATAGCCTTTCGTCGTGCCTCGGCCTGCTGCTTCTTCAGCTCAGTCTTGACTACGTATGGAAGCTGAATGATGATGTCCAGCTTACCGGATCCAGACTGCTTGTCGATGGCATCCAACAGGTGAAGCTTCTGCGTCAGTCGCTGCAGCGTAGAGCTCGGAGCATTCATCACGCTATACAGAGGATTCTGTACAACAGCAACGAACTCCTTCTCGAGAGTCAGCTGTTCTCGCTGTCCAGTCTGGTCATTGTAGACCTCAACTCGAACATGGCGAGGATACCAGTTCAGGATTGTGCCGACTCGCATAGACTTGATGTCATAGCCCTGAGTCAAGTCTGGACTGACATCCGTGTCTACTGGAACGATCGCTACAGCGCCCTCTTCGAAGAGCGTGAGTACCAAATCCTGGAAGAATCCCTGACCGGTCTGGTCGATGTTGGCGCTCAGAGACAGACAATCATCAAGGTAGCTACGGTAGTAGCTCTTGAGGTTGCCATTATCGTCAGTCTTGACGTGCCGAATAGGAACATTCGATACATCGATAGCAATCTGGTTATAGATGCTCGTGACGATTGTCTGGTCGCCGACGACAGGTCGGTAATTCAGGTTTGGATTACCGAATGTCCACGAACCGTACTCCGGTGTGAAGTTCTTCTTGTCCGGGGATTTTGAAAACGCATTCCATGCGTGAGCTAGTCGATCACTAAAACCCATTTCACCTCCTCGCTCATTCGAATGCCTCCTTGTTGATCTTGTATGCCACGAAGGCATCCATCAGAGCAGCCACTGAGTCGATCTTCTCTTCCGAGCGCTTCTTCAGTAGCTTCCGGTTTCCGTTGGTATCCTCAAGTGTGACACAGTTCCCCATGGTAAACGACATGAGTTCCTGGTCGAAGATGAGGAGACGTTCAGAGGCTAGCTTCTTCAGTTCCCCGAGGGGGACAGATTCTGTTCTAGCACCCTGGATTACCTTCTCAATACCATACGGTCCGTTCTCCTGCTCCCACCTGGTTACGAACTCCTTGGCGTTATACGGGTCGAACCCAAACGCAGAGACGTCGTACTTCTGTTCATCGATGTACTGGTCTAGATCTTCATAGACCTCCATCATGTCCAGGACGGTACCCTCCATGACTCGGAGGCTTCCTTCTTGGACGAACTCGTCATACTTCTGGCGTAGAGCGCCCGGCAACTTCATGAGCGTCAGCTCGGAAATGTATGCCAGAGTCTTTACACCGAAAGCTTGATTCCTGAGGGGGAACAGAAAAGTGAACGCACAGAAGTCATCACCCTGGGACAAGTCGGCGCCCATAGCGCACTGCATGTTCCAGAACGTATTCTTCCTGTGCGGGATTGTCTCCTCGTATGTGAAGAAGTAGGTGTATCCCTCCATGGGGATTCCGAACCTCTTGGCGAGGATGTCGTTTCGAGCTGCCGGTGCTTGTTCCATTCGCTCGACGTCCTGCTGATACCGGTCATAAGAGACAGTGATGCCGATGTTCGGCTGGGCTTTCACCCACATAGCAGGATCTGCTACTTCCTTGATGTCGTCAAGGCGGTAGTAGAAAATTGAGATGTGAGGGGCGATGTATTCGCCCTTCAGTATTTTGAGCAACTCCATCTTCATGGTGTCGCCCACCGCATTGCGGATGGTTCCCTCGGATGAGACGGCCAGAATGACCGGGTCATCGATCTTCGAGGCGCCCTGTTCAAGCGCACCGACGACGTCCTCACGAATGTCGCCCGAAAGCCACTCATCCACCGTACAAACCTTGGGTCGGAGACCCTGAAGTTTGTCGATGGACATAGGGCGAACCTCGAGGAGGGATCCGGTGAGGAAGTTCTCCACACCCTTCTTCGTAGCGACCAGCTTCTGGCGGTTAGCCCTAGCACCGGTTGTATTTTGAATGGATCCCTCAGTCAGGAACTTATACAGCGGACCTCGGGCACGGGTGATTGCGGTCCTGAATGGACCCATCACCTCTTCAGCCTGCTTCATGGTCGGAGCCGTAGCGATCTGATGCGTCGTTGTAGTGTCGATCACCATGAAGTAATTCTGGATGAGTGACATATACATAGACTTCGCTGCTCCACGAGCAACGATCAGATACTGCTTGATTGTTAGGCGCTTCTTTACCGTTTTGGTCTCGTATCGACCGCCGACTCCGTCCTCATATGGGACGAATACCTGGCGATCCTCGAAGTAATACCAGCCAAGGAGCTGTTCGGCCCAGAGCTTGAAGCTGTCGAGCAAATGGAGGTCGGCTCCGTCGGACAGTGTGAGCTCGTTCTCGCAGTAAGCGATAAAGCCCTCTACAGCCTTGTCATCGTAGTAGTATTCCGGGTTTGCGATGAGAGCATCGATGCGATTCATCTCACATGATATTTCTTCGCATACCGGAATCTCGCCTCGGACGACTGCGTCTCGAAACTGCCCGTAGTATTTTGGTACTGCGGTGTTCGAGAGCATTACTTAGCTGTGCTTCCAGGGTTGCGCGGGTAACGCTTCTTCCTGGGCGAGGGCTTAGTCTGCTTATACGACTTCGGCTTCTCTATCTGCTTGGGAGCGGATGCCTTCGGGAGCTTCTTTCGATCAGGGCCGCCGGTAGACTTATATGTCACCTTCGCCTCTTCAGCGACGACTGCCGCTGCTTGAGCAGCTTCTTGTGCCTTCTCAGCAGCCTTCTTAATGTTCTCTGCCGCAGCCTTCTTGCCCGCCTTACCGCCGGTAGCGCCCTCGAATGCATTATCAAACGCAGACTTCATGAGCTTCGTACCTGCGTACGTCCCAGCCTTGGTTAGAGAGTTCTCGAGGATCGATCGAGTGACTTCACGACCTCGAACCAGGTGGCGATCGGCCTTGAGCTCCCGATAGCGTTTCTCTTGCTCCAACCGCTTAATTCGGGACTGAAGCTCGGAGTCGCTGATCTTCTTGTATCCGCGGTTTGCGAACTTCTTTCGGGCCTTTGCGTCGGCCTTTGCCTGCTTCTTTCCGGCAATTCGGGCATCGTGAGCCTGCTTAGCCTTCTGAACCTTAGCTGCCCCAGTTCGAGCAGTCTTGATGGTTGTCTTGGTGGCGTTGGCGGTGAATCGCCCGCTCTTCTGGATAGCCTTGATGGTGGCCTTCCGACCAGCGCTAGCCTTCTTGCGGATGACGCCCCATTTCTGGCCCTTTACACCGTGGTGGACGAGGTCTTCTACCTCTGCTTCCCCTCGGTCTGATAGATCAGTCGCCATGCTGCCTCCTCGATCAGCTTCTGGTAAGCCTGAACCAAGAAGGAGTTCCCCGGTGGATCGAAGAACAGCTTAACCTTCATGGCGATGTAAGACTTGATGGCCGCTTCGTCGTCGATCTGGTCGAAGACTGTCCAAGCGGTATCTTTCTCAATCGGGACGTCGCATTTTGGCCCCAATTGTGCGAGATCCATCCGTGCAGTGTTGATGTGCATGAGGATCTGGTCATCGAAGGCATTATAACCCGGCATGATGCCGATTGCCTTCTTAGTATCTTCAAGAATGGTTCCCATTAGATCCTCCAGGGAGCTTGATCATTCGGTCGACGCTCAACAACTCGTGGTGTCAACCTCGATCGGTCTCCGAAGTGTATCGCGTTGTGGGTATTCTTGGTTGTGGTAATGAGAAACTCTGGCTCGAGGATGTCTGGATTGAATTCCTCGAGATCTTTGGGCTGAATCGGATTCATGTGGTGGATTAGCGGCATGTATCTGATGTCAAGTCCCTCGATCCCGAGGTCACAGGCTTCATCTCGAGCCAGAACAAAGTTCCTGACCTTCTTCCACTCCGTCGATGTGTAGAATCGTTGGTTCAGGTAACGATCGAAGCCAAACGTGGCTGTACCGACTTGCCCGGTGAGAGCCAGGTAGTCAAACCGCTCCTCAAAGGTCTCGAGGCGCGCCAGTTCAGTATACGTTCGTAACATCTCCCGCTCCAGAGTATGTACGGAAGGCTTCGATGGCTTCTTTGGCAATCTTCTCGGCTTGCTCAGCGCTGACGAGCGCCGTCTTCTTCGCCTCGAGGAGTGCCGTTTCATTCCTCAGCTTCTCTACCTCCAGCTGTTCTCTTGTGGAGGCGAGCTTGAGATAGTGGTTCACCGTGGTTGCCGGTGCTGTACCCTCTCGAAGTTGCTTCTCAGCGAGCTCAAGCGCGAGATTGATCATCTGCGCTTCTCGTTGTTCCACCGTTCGAGCGGGTTTAGAGGGTGTTGCGGCCCTTTTACCCATAGTTGCTCCTTAGATAGAGGGCGTTTGGGGCCAATTGAGGGCTAGATTCTAGGGCCCGTTGTGAGCGAGACCAGCAGGAAGAAAGGAGCACACGAGAAACTTCCTGTGAGCCCTAGAACCTAGTCCCCAATTGGCTTTCCAAATATCCCTCCGGGGAAAATATGGAGGGGGCGGCGATGAGGGTGGGGGGCCTAAATGCGAGACCCCCCTCCCCCGGGTCGACGAAGAAATTTTTATTTTTCAATCATCGATCTCGAAAGTTTGATAGAAATTTGTTCCATCAAGATTGAGAATTCGATCAATTGCATTTTCAATTTCTTCGATTTCAAGTTCTTCACTTAACGAATCGCTTGATGTGCACAGCCTGGCCAGGAGGCCACAGGTACCGTAGCCATGGGCAGTGTCAAAAGCAAACCATTCGTCCCATGAAGTTCTTGGATCGTAAGGATTGTCGGTAGTAGACAGCATCCTAGCCATAGTAGACCTCCTCAGAGAGGCCCTGTGAGAGGGTGTGTACCATGGTGTGGTCAGCCCTCCTCTAGAGCACGGTGAACAGACGTTGTAGAGATTCCCAAAGCTTCAGCAATCTCAGCAGCAGTCTTACCTCTACTACTCATAGCCTTGGCTCTGGACACCATGCTAGACGATACCTTAGGCTGTGACCTAGGTGTAGCCAGTTCCCTTACTACTGATTCATCAGCAAGTTCAAGAACCTTGTTCAGTGCAGCCTGTGATACAGCACCTTCCTGGATAGCCTGCCACTCTCGAGGAGTGATAGCGAAAGGCTTCTTACCAGCCCCCGTTCTTGAACGGGCCTCGGCTAAAGCCTGGCGCCGGGCTTTCTGGAGACGCTCTTTATCATTGGCAAGAGTAGGATCAGCCTGCTTCTTAGCCCTAATGACCGCATCAGCCAGGACCTGTGCCTGTCTTTCCCTGGGTTTATTCCGGAGGGCCTCGTTAACTTTGGCCTTGAGGGACTTAACTTCAGGGGCATAGGTCTTTGCAGCCTGGGGGTTCTTTCGAACAGAGGGGATAGCAAGCGTAGCCTTACGGGCTTCGTTAGCCATGGCCTTCAGTTCGTTGGAGTGATTGGCATAGACCGTTTCGATAGCACTCCCGTTCTTAGAAACAAGGGAGTATGCATCATGAGTCTCTGCCAACTTAGTGGACTTCTCAGTACGAAGCACAGTCTTACCATGCTTGTCCACATAAGTAGCCCCAGTCTCTTCATAGACCTTGCGTCCAGTCTTCTTGTCAATGGGCCCACCCTTTGAAGCGGACCGGGCTTTTCTCTCAGGGATCCGTTTCTCAGATGAGGCACGGCTGATGAGAGTGGAAGCCCCAGCATTTGCCTTACCCTGGTACTTCTTCTTGAGGGCAGCAATACCGTTGTCAATCTCGGACTGCTTATAGTTGAGCTTGTGCTTCTCAGCATCAATCACAACCATGGAGTGCCTAACGGCCCGGGCAATCTCAGCCTGGTTTGCACCACCGATCGTCATATCGGTGATCAGGTTTGAGACCTCACCCATCTTCATCTGCTTCTGCTTAGAAGTCATGGGTGTCATTCCGGGGTAGGCAGGATACATAACCTTGGGATCGAAATCCTTCAGGCCCTTCAGAGCAGGAGAGGTCTTCACCTTCCCACTGTTGTTCGGAATACAGAGAACAGAGTCTCCGTCGAAGTCTGCACCAGACAGACGCTCTGCCACCTTGGGGTGGATTCCGATTGCATCCTTAACCTTAGTCCCTATTGCTTTTCTGGCATGGGGGTTTTTGTTGTTGACTGTCAGCTCAGGGATCTCGAATCGTCCACCATGAGGGTGACGAACAAGAACAACCTTCTCCCCATGTTTGAAGTTGGGGGCGTAAACCTCCGTAGTCTTCATCTTGGGGACAGGAAGGATTACCTGACTGGCCTGCCGAGGTAGAGCTGCCGCCTTAAGATCGACGGCATCGGAGTCAACAGAGTCGGCAAACGACTGAAGCAGCTTCTTCTTGACCGAGGGGTTCGTAAGAGCCATAATCTCTTCGAACTCCGCACGGCGCTTGTCTCGTACCTTCTGAAGCTGCTGCTTAGCAAGAGAGACGGGCTGCTTTGAAAGGAACTGGGAGCTCAAGGTCTTCGACCAATCACCCCAAGTACCTTCGTCGTTAACGATGTTCATCGCAGAGAGCTTCTTCCGACCATTCGAGTCGGTGTAGTGAAGCTGCTTGCGGATTACTGAACCGAATGGGTTCGCCGGATCACCTGTCTGCTTCTTGAGGGCGTCCAGTTTATTTCCGGTGGGGTTCTTATTGGTGTTGAACCGGAGATCATATCCCTTAGGGATGTCATCCGAGTACATCGCCATACCCTTGAGGTAGTGCGTGCCGTCAACACTGATTCGAACCTGAGCATAGTTGGAAGAACCGAGGGAGAGGTCTTTGACTCCTCGTCGAACCTCAATTACACCGTCCATGTCGGTACCACCCTCGTTTCCATAGCGAACCTTCAGTCGCTTGCTGGAAACTGCAGTGGGCTTCTCGATACCGTATACCGTATGACCCCGGTCCTCAATATTGACACCGGGGGCCTTAATTTCGCCCCGCTTGGCCAGAACCGTCTTGTAGTCCATGCCCGGAGGCACCAGGACCTTCATTTCGGTGAACTTACCAGTCGTCTGCTGCTGGACCTTCACCTTGTGGACGTGATAGCCCTCAGCCTCGAGCATGGCAGTTGCAGTCTTCATCTTGGTGCTTGTGACACCCATGTTGACCTCAACGCCGAGTCCGACGTCAAGAAGACCATCCTTACCGACCTGCTTCTTGAGCTCCTTGGCCAGCGCTTCAGTACTCCCCGCCCTTTCTTTGAGGGTGGGGTCTAAAAGCGCTCGAACGGAAGACTCGTTAATGCCCATTCGACGACCAATGGCCGTGTTAGACATCCCCTTCTCCTTGAGCCGGGCCACCATTGCAACGTCAGCCTTACGCTTCTCGTTCTTAGCAATGGACTTCTGGGCTCGAAGCTGGGTGGTGGTCATTCCAAGGCCCTTGGCGATCTCAGTCTCAGAGAGACCCTTCGCCTTGAGGTCTTTGATGGTGGAGAGGAGGTCGCCCGAGTGCTGATGCGGGTCCTTACCGGAACCCCATGGGTAACGTCCAGACTTACGCTTAACACCATAGTGAGCGAGATCCATTAGGCCTCCTCTTCCTTGATCTTCTCGATAAGCTTGTCGAATTGGATGATGGTGTCCATGATAGGGGCGATGTCGTCGCCCTCCGGGTTTGCTACCTGAATATCATCATTCTGGTAGATACGGAGCTCGTAGTTGATAGCCCCAGGACGCTCATCATACTCGAGGCAGAAGAGTGCCGCATAGATCATGAGCTGATCAATCTTGGCGGGGTGAACGCCAGTCTTCAGATCGTGGATGCGAAGCAGGCCCTTGTCAAAGGAGATAGCGTCAGCAGTGCCAAAGCAGTTGACCGAGTAAAACAGGACTTGCTCCGGCTCCATCCGAAACCCAATAGCATCGTTAACATAGTTGTTGAATGTCACCTTGTTTCGAGGCATGCGCATCTTCAGCCGAATGTGCTCAGCGGCGAGCTCGTGAAGACGGGTACCCTTTGCGGCAGCCTGGGCGGTTCGGAAGGTCTCGATTAGTTTGTCGGGAGAGTAGTTGAGCCAGTGATACTTGCTGGCGGAAAGGAATGCGTGGGCCCCACTAAGCTGTGAGTGATTGTTGAACTTCACTGAGGATCTCGCTCTCGTTCTCAGGGTAGATGAATGCGGCATACGACATCGCATGCATTGTCCGAACGTAGTGTGCCTGGTTCGGACGGACTGAGGCAATGGCGCCTCGCTTCACCTCAAGGGCTGCCCAACGATTCTTGTAGAGAAGAATCAGATCGGGTATGCCTTGAATGTAGTTGGGGTCATTTTTCAGAATGATGATCCCCGGCAGCATCTTGTTCAGCTTCTTTATGAGCTGTGCTTGGAATTGTGACTCACGCATAGTGTGCTCCTCTGGGTAAGCCTATAAGAAGGGGTAGGCTTGTTTCTATCCTTCTTATCATTATATGCGTAGATTGCGACAAGGGGTGTCACACGTATTGTAGATGGTGGACAAAAAAAATCCCTATACTTATATATATATTAAAAAATCAATCAATCAATCAATATATATATTTTACAAAAAATGGCCACTTTGTGACCTTTCGTTGCAATTCCAAGGAAAAGTCCACAATACGTGTGACGCCTAAGTGTCCACTTTTTTGTCCACAATACGTGTGATAAGTAACATCTGCCACCTCTGTAACATAAAAAAATGGCCAGTGGGACGGAAAAATGGCCACCAAATAAAAAGTGACCACTCTCCCGACCCACCGTCACACGTATTCTAACCGACGAACGCCCTCTCGTTGAACACCTTCTTCGAGCTCAGCGACCGCCGAACAGCCTCATCTATCGAGGAATGAGACTCAAGAAAGTAGTACTTCAACCGAGAATATGGCGTGTTCAATCGGTCGATCCGACCCTCGCACTGCTCCGTCACTCGCCAGGAATAGTTGAGCGACCAGAAGAGAACCGTATCGGTACTAGTACAGTTCCATCCCTCTGCTGCCGAGGTGTACTGACAGATATAGATCCATCGATCTCCTCCTGGAATAGCATCGTGCCGATGTCCATTCCATTGCGCCGTAGGCAGTCCAAGGCTCTCTGCAACTGCAAGGATTCGATCGAGTTCATAGTTGTAGTTGTAGAATACGATAACCCTCTCATTGCTTGAGAGTATGCGCTTGGCTTGCTCTGAACGCCAGTCATTGTCACTGACCACCTTTCTCAAGATTCTGCAGACCCCACCTGCGTCTCTAAGGGGTTCCTCTGTCCAGGGATCCATCCTGTTCTTCACGACCCACTTATACAAGTCACGGTCGTAGTCGCAGTAGACAGTCTCCCTCTCACGAGTAGTGTGTCGCTCCACCGGCATCTCAACAAGGATACTCCGACGCAAGCGCTGCAACTTCGCCTCCCCTATGTATCGTTTGACCTTGGGGTATTTTGCGAAGCGGTCAAATATTACGTGATCCTCCATGAACTCCGTACGAGTCATGAAGAATCCGTGGGCCATGAATACCGGGAGATAGTCCATCCAGACATCTCCAGGGGTGGCCGAGAGCATAAGCCAGGTGTTCTTCTTAGTAATCTTCAAGAACTCCTTGACCCAGCGTCCACTGCCGGAAGCGCGCTGTTCATCAAAAAAGAATACCGCGTGTTCTCGATCCGAGTACTTCCCGATGTTGTTCCACGAGTCCACCACAATGGATGAACCTGTGAAACTACATGCAGGATCTGTACTCAGACCGAGACGCGCAGCTTCTTCCTCCCACTCAAGGGAGTCCCGCTTCTTAGCGGTTGTGATGACATACAGCGTAGGGGAGCCCTTGACCTTCTTCTTAGCCAAGGACCCCCCTTTCTTGAACGAGGCGGCGTTACAAACCGACGTGAGGTACCACGCCAGGCTAGTCAGGGTCTTCCCCGAACCAACGCCACCTGCCAAGATGCTGCCGTTCTGCAGTTGACGCACCGCCTGGATCTGCTCAGGTCGGTACACAACTGTCATACTTACGATGCTCTCCTTTCGAGACAGTCTCCGAAGATCCACTCGTCGAACTCGGACTCGTACTGCTCGAGCAAGAACCCAGCTCGACCCTCAGCGTACTCCTCCTTGCGGAACTCGGCGTTGGACTTGAGATAGAGGTTCTTCACCCAAAGGTTCCGTCGGTTCCCATCACGATACTGTACAAAGTATCCATCAGGAATCCATCCGACAAACGCATTCCACACAAGAACCCCAGCTGAGCGCTTGAGCTGCTTCTTGCCTCCTACCGGATACATCCGATAGAACCAGGTCTGCTTGTCGAGGGTGGGGGTTAAAATGTGACCAGTCTTCTTGTTTCGAACTCTCCCGAGATCAGATACCTCGTACTTCTCAAAAGGATGATCTATCGTTACCCACTGCTCAGTCGCCAAAGCGAACCTTTCTATCCGCCTCCGACTCTGTACATGAGCCGAAGATATAGTCGTCGAACTCGGACACGGTCTCATCGAAGAGAGCATCCATCCGAGCGTTGTACTCCTCATACCAGGCCTGCCGGTACGCCGAGTACGACACGAGATCCAGGTTCTCGAGACGGGCGTTAGCCATATCGCCATTCAAGTGGATGACATAGTTCCCTATCCCGGGCTCTCCGTTGAACGCACGCCAGATAACAATCCCACAGCGAACCATGGTCTGCTTACCTGAGTCATCGCGATACAGGGAGAACCCGGGAGCTCCATCTGAGCACTTCTGGATCCGAAGAACTCGCCCACTCGAGATATTCCGCACCCGACCGAGATCAGATGCCTCATACCTTGAGAAGGGGTGGGGTAAATTTCTCCAGCGCTCAGTCAATGTGCATGGCCTTGATGTGGTCCAGGAGGTACTCCTTGATGCCCTTCTCCACGTTCGTGACGATACGGAGCTTGGTCGTACGGCGAGCATAGTAGTACCGGCGCTTCTCAGCCGTGTCGAGAAAGACGAAGAAGAGGACACCCTTCGCAATCTCCTGCACCCTTACGAGACGCATAGGGACACCGGAGACAACAACCTCGGACACCTCGTCCGACTTGAGAGCCTTCTTGATCTCCTCGAGGTCCTTGATCTCATGAGTCGGGTCGTCGAGAGACCAGCTGTTCGAGAGAGGATTGAAGATGAACTTCTGGTTTCGGTCGAAATGGAGCCGAGTCATGAAGTCGCACTCCTGCCTCTTGAGGTAGATGAACCACTCCGCCTCTTCAGAAGCAGCCAGCTCGAGACCCATAACGTGCCAGAACCTCCCCTCGTGCAGGAAAATGACCGGGGTCATCTTTCGGAATGTTTGACTGATGTACAGCTCCTCGAAGTCGCCGACGTTGATTCGCTTAGTGCTTCCCATGTGAATTGCCACCCATTCTGTGTTAGGTCGGAACTGAATGAACTTGAAGTTGGTGATGTCTTCGATGAGCTTATGTGTATACCCAGTCCCAGAGATACTGAATAACCACGAGTGATCCAGACCCAGACCATTCTCCTTACGGAAATCCGTCACCAAAACCGGGCCCTCTTTTGACGAGAACTGAATATACATGTGGTTCCCGCAGTCAAGAACAGCTCGAGTCTGTGCCAGGAACTCCTCCCATCCCATATACCGAGGGATCTTGTAATATCCGGCTGAAGTCAGCTCCACAATATCCTCCTCAGAAATAACGGATCGTGTCAGCGGCCCACTCTACGTTCTTGAGAACCCAGTCGTAAGACTGGTGCCCCTTCTCGTTCGTTATGGCGTGCCGGGTGAACTTGGACTTCAGGTCGTCAGACATGCGGAAGGTATACCAGTGCCCCGTCTCTCGCTCAGCGGTGATCCACAGATCGGTCGAGCCGGGAACCCGCATGAACGACTTGACGTGGTACTGCCGGGACTCGTAGAAGAACGGAGTAGGCTTCCCCTCACGAGCAGTCCAGTAGTCGTAGTACTCCTTGGCGTTGTAGGTCTTCCGCTCCTCAGCAAGGAACAGAACCGACCCATTGCTCATCAGGTCGCCGTTCTTAATCCGCATCTTGGTGATGAGCCCCTCGGCATTGGTCATATACATGATCCACTGGTCATCACAAGTGGGCTTGAACTCAGTGACGAAGAGGTCCTTGTTTCGGTAGATGAACGTGGGGAGCATAACCCCATTCGTCTCCTTGAGCTTGGCAAGATACTGCATACGAAGCTCGTAAATGTCGACGGGGCCTTCGTCAACCTTGATAAGAGTGATCATTTTGCGCTCCTTTTAATGCGTCGTGGGATGTCGTACTCGTCGAGAAGGTAGTCCATGAATGCGAAGAGATCCTTCTCTATCTCATCCGCAAGCTCTCGATTCCTTACCTGAGACACGTCTACGATAAACCGATAGCTGTTGTTCGCAGTCCGCTTCTCAAGGTGAACGGAACACCGTGGCGTACGACGACGCTCCGGGTTCTTGATGTAGTCGAGCACGATCTCTCGACCAGGTTTAAGATCCGGGTTTGGATACAGAGTCTCTCGAGGTTCCTTACCCTCAGCTCGATCTCGCTTACGAGCTTCAGAGAGGGCCTTCTTCTCGAACTCCTCTGATTCCTTGACCGCCTTCAGAATATCATCAGCACTGACGATAAGTCTGCTAGCCACGTGTGTCCTTTCTATGAGTGAGGGACCCCGGGGCCCTTTTACAGACCCCGGGGTATAAAATCAGCCGCGCCGCATCTCCCTGATGAAGATCCAGATGAGCCAGAATCCTCCGGTCACCGAGACCATGAAGACATCAAACAGGAAGTTGAAGAATCCGTAGCGTCGCATCAGGCAGCCTCCTCTCCGTCCTCGTACTTGGCGTCGAGCGGGTCCTCGGCGATAGTGACATACATGGTACCCAAATATGCCTTCACGCCGGAGTTCCCGTTGACCTCCCAGACATAGGGGTTGATCGTGAGATCCACGTTCAGGATCTCGACGTAGTCCAGACTGTCGACAGTCTGCTCGGTGATGAACACCTTTCGACGAGTCAGGTTCGGGATGCAGACGATCTTCGGAGGACGAGCCCGGTAGGACACCTCCACCTTGAGATAGTGGGTGAGGGCATCCGGATCATTCCGAGACTCCCGGGACTTCAGGTTCCATCCGTCTCGCTCGAGGGCCTCAACCATGTCCTCGGGGATCTCAACACAGAAGGTGCGCTTCGTACCACCGGCGTAAGGACCAGCGGCGGAGAAGTCCTTGAAGAAGATGCGGGCGTTCTCGATCGTGAGGTTGCTCAGTCGTACCATTGTGTTCTCCTTAAATATCAGGCGCGGAAATCCGGGTGGACGTTTGAGGGATCTCCCTGTGCGATCTCGAGCACTCGGGAAATGAATCGAGTAAGATTCTTCTTCTGGCGGCACTTGAACAGGATGGTGCGGATCCCACCTGCGAAGTTGATGTCCGCATAGACAATGTTCAGCCCCTTATAGAAGCTGACCTCGGTGTCGTCAGGAAGGTCGAAGTGCATCTGGTGGCTGTACTTACCAACCCATGAGGGCTTGACGTTGCTTCGCTTGTCAATGTACTCCTCAAGCTTGACGTCTTCGAACTCGTAGGCCTCCTCGTTCAGGTCACCATTGAGGTCGAAGTAGTCAATGACACTGGGGTTCTTCTTGCTCATGCGATCCACTCGTCCTTAAGGTCGATCTTGTCGTGCATTACCTGCCTGAGGAACTCACAGGCGATCTGGTACTCACGGTTGTTGTAAATATAGATGGGCTTGATGGTGATGTCCTCGTCGTGGAGGAACACACGAATCACGATGATCCGGTGGATCGGATCATAGGTGACGATAAAGCTGTCCCCGTTCTTGAGCTGGTACTCAATGATGTCGGGGGCGTTACAGATGACGAGAATATCGTCAACGTCATTCTTCTCCCGATACTCCACTCCTCGTCGGAATGCCTCAAAGCAGTCCTTGAGCTCGATGAACTCCGTGTCGATCCGAAGATGTGTATCGTGGGCGACAATCTTTCCTGGCATGTGTGCTCCTTTCAAAAAAAAGCCTATACCCCAAGTTAATGGGGTATAAACTAGAGATCAGTCTTCGATCTCGATGTGGTCTCGGGCTTCCTTGACGGCCTTGACGGTCTCGTCGAACTGCTTCTCGACTTCGCGGGCAACGATTGCACTAGCAGCGACACCAGTGCCTACCGATCCGAACCAAAGCAGAATCTTAGCGATTCCATTTGCGTTCGAGACGATAGGCTTGGTCAGCTTGCTGGCAATCATACCAGCTCCAATGGAGGAGAGTCCGGAGATGATAATCTTGGCAACGGGCAGCATGAGGATTTCCTTTCGAGTAGAGGGGTCTCATATTACCCTTAGTTTCTGACGCGGACCCCCGGGCCCTATTACAGACCCGGGGGCTTTTGTCAGCTGTCGAGTGAAAGCTGAGAGATCGTCTTCCTGCTCGAGCCAGGCATAAAGACCAGCTCGTTCAGGCCGTCATGGGTAAACATGTAAGCAGTCCAGTGTACCCAGTTGAAGCACAGAATCTTCCCATCCCGAGGACAGGCGATTCGACAGTACCCCAGGTCATCCTTGAGGATGCGGGCATTCCAATACTTATTGACTCGCCCGTCCTGAGAATATACAGTCACTGTGAAGTGCTTGGTATTGACCCCGTAGATGATCGGGTCGTCGAGAACCGGGTCTCGATCCTTCTCGATCGAGTGCTCTTTGTACGGACCCCACTGGTTCTCGTACTCAGCCATCATTATCTCCGTTCCAGATATACGGCTCAAGCTCCAAGGGTGAAGGCCTCGAAGTCCCCGAAGTCTCCCACCGCAGCCTTTGCATCGTCAGCAAGACCTTCGAAGTAACTCCAGTCGACCCACTCCTTCCAGTCGTCTGGGTGGGCTTCCTTGAAGGACTCGAACTGTACCCACCTGTGACCGGTACTGCCTGATGCGGCATGGTAATTACCATCTTTCTCGCGGAGAAGAATCCCGCCTCCACGGTTCACGGGGACGAAGGCGCCGGTCTTACCGACGAACTCCATCTCAGGGTTGTCTTCTGTTCCATTGTTGAGATACAGAGCGGTAGTGACGCTCTTGGTCTCCGCCACGTCTCGAATATCCAGCTCATCCTTCGAGAAGAGCTCCTTGAAGACGTAGGGGTGCTGGAACTGGGCACCGGTGGCGCTCCACTTCCCATCCTCATAGTCGACATAGACAGCCTTGTTCACGAGACACATACGATCGTAAGTAGCCTCGTGCTCGAAGGTGTAGCCGTACTTCTTGCCGAACTCCATGACCTTCTCGATGATCTCGGGAGTAGCCCTCGGGATCTTGATCGAGTCGGTCTTGATATGTGCGACGTCGAAGCCCTGCTCCTGGACGAAGTGCTTCAGATCCACCATGAACAGAGCGCCACGCTTGGCAACAATGTTGTCCACATTGCGGGGGTCCTTGAAGGGGTTGGCGAACTTTGCCGCAGTGAGACCGTACACCGAGTTGATGACGATCTTGAGAGCGAAGGCCAGGGCCTCGTAGTCGACTCCTTCCTCCAAGAAGGGGGCCAGGGCCCCATCGAGCAGTGTTCGGGCAGTTACATCATCATGGTGCTTGATTGCTACTCGGGCTTGCTTGATCTCACTGAAACGCTGAGTGTATCGGTCTCCGAAGAGACGAAGACATTCGATTGACGTGGGATGCATGCTCGCAATGTCGAGAAGTGCGACGTCGACGTAGATTCCTGGCTCGGCGTAGACGTATCCGCCCTCACCGACCTCCTCCCCACGATAGGTAGACTTGCCGAAAGCGTACTGATAGCCAGGGAATTGCTCACTGAGATCGGTGTAAACGAACTCATCCTGTGGGTTCCTGTTCTTTCCGAAGATGATGTACTGACTGTGCTTGTTGGTCGTGTCATTAGGCGTCAGACCAGAAAGCTTGGCAAGCATAAGGCGGGCCTGCCAGTCCGCATGGAGATGGTTGAAGACCTCCTCGGTTGCAATAACATCATTATCGCAGTAAGCCGCGACTTCCTCCCACCGCTCCTCAGGTACATTCTCATCCCAAGGAAGCCCTAGCTCCTGATGGTGCAGCCCCAGCTCGATCTCCCACTTCTTAAGGGACATCTTGGTGGCTGCGAAGTCGTACACATCGGTGTAGGACAGGTTATACGCCTCGACGAACCCAGCGGTGACGCTGTTCTCAATGATGCGCTTACTCAAGTCGTACAGCTTGGCGTTGTTGAACCCCAGCGTACGAGCATAGAGAATATGGTTGTCGTACTTACGGCAGTTGAAGCCGATAAGCCGCATCTCACAGAGGGCCTCGATTTCCTCTGGGGTGGGGTTAATCATCCGATGTACAGTCGGATTACCCTTCACCTTCCAGTTCACAAGGAACAGGTTCGGGAACACCTCACAGTCGAAGAAGACCAGCTCGCCAGTTGGGAACCCGACAGATTTCTCCTCAGGATCCTCGTTGGTGAAAGGCATCTCCATGACAGCCTTGATGGCTGCCTCAGACTGGTGAGTCGAGTTCATAGCGAACGCCAGCACACGAGGCTTCATGTCCTTGACGTCATACACCATCCCCTGTTCCTTAGCGTCACGGAGGATCTTGGCGATGAAGTCGATCGAGGGCTTGGTCGAGGGGTGGATTTCCTTCCTGAGATTTCTCTCGATCAGATCTCGGATAGATTTCTCGTTAGCCATGGTGGTCTTGTTGATCACCTTTCGCTCCTTAAACGGCAGCCCTTCCGAAATATGAGCCACCGGGATGTTGTTGCAGTGGGTGACCTTTCTCCTCAGAGAGGAATCACCTGTGAAGACCTTGATCTCAATGTCTTCGTCGTAGAGCCTCGCCAGTTCGGAAGGGTCTCCGTCGTAGATGTAGTGGAGGTGAACTCCATTACCACCTTGACTGGTCTCGGCGTAGGTAGGGGGCCATTCTGAGGCGGCCTGTAGGTTTCGATTAAGGTCCTTCCTACCGTCCGTCTTGATGTCAAAGTCGATGACGATGTGGTTCTCGGGGACTTTGACATAGTGGACTTCATGAGTATCTATCTCACGAAGAGTGGTTCGAACGTTTGCCCATCGGAACTGCGGAGTCCCATGGTCTCCGGCTCTTTGGGCTGGACAGTCCGCCAGAACGTCGTCGAGAAGGGACTCGGAGTAGTCGAGGGCCAGTGAATATGGCTCTTCTGGAGAAGCCTCGAGTTCGGCAGGATCCAGTAAGTAATCCCTGAAGCCGGAATAGACACTGCGTAGTCTATTGCCGTCATGCTGTACACGTGAATGAAACTCGTCAAAGTAATCTTTGAGTTCTTCACGGAAGATGTATCGGCTCTTCGGGTACGGGATATTACTCTCACTACAGTACTCCTTATACAACTTGTATGCCATAGTGAGACTAACGTACTTCTCTTCCTTGAAGAGGAGATAGTTCTCCTCAACAAAGTTGTAGAGCACATTGGTCTTCATCATCATGTCTTGGGGTTTATAAGCATCGTAGTAGTGCTTTCCAAGACTCCTATAAACCCCAAGACAATGATTCGCAATCTTCCCAAGCTCATCACGGATCTGTGTCATCAAGGTCTGGTACTCGTCGGCCCCCACAGTTTGTCCGGTGGGGGAGATATCGATCAGTCGACGAATAATACCAGACTTTGAGTCAGTGATCTTGACAGGCTTGTTGGTACCGATGAAGAGAAGGGCATTAATCCGCTTTGGGTAGCGCTTTACACCCTTCTCGTTGATCAGGATCGTCTCGTGGGCAACAATGCTGTTAAGTAGGCCATTAGTCTCGATGCGAGAGAGGTCTCCGTCTTGATCAATGGCCACGAGCGAACTCTTACCAAGGGTGCTGGTTGCGAACTGATCTGACTTGGATCCAAGAGCTCCTGCATCGAATGTAGTTGTATAGCCTTGGAATAGAAGCTCCAGAATATTGAGGATCGTTGACTTTCCCGATCCAGGGGGACCATATAGGACGGCAAACTTCTGAATCCTCTTAGAGTCTCCAGCCACAATGGAGCCAATGAGCCACTCAAGCTTTCGTCGAGCATCCTCATCATATAGAGTTCCAACGAGAGATCCCCAAGCGACCGGCTCGCCCTCCTCGAGAGAGTATGGCAGCCTTGCAGTGGCATAGTCTTCCTTTCTAGGAGTACTGTCTGCAAATATAAGCTTGCTGTTAAGCTCCTGCCCATTGTCAGGCAGCCTGGACTTCCAAGTCTGGAAGCTGGTCCATAGTCCAGTGTTGTAGTTGGACATAGTTTTCACAACGGTCTCGATCTGACCCTTGTGATTCTTCTGGTGCTCGAAGAGGGACCGGTCTACAAACGTAGCGACGTCAAACTCGTCTGTAGACCAGAGCCCCTTCTCCTCATCCCAGATTGCCTGGAAGTCTCGCCCCTGAATGAGAATATCCCTCGATCTTCCGACGAGGAACTCAGGGTAGATTTCCACCTTTCCACTCTTTGTGGTACGCTCGCAGATTCGGTAGAAATCCATGAGGCTCCTTACATATAGTTCTCGTTTGCGTAGGCGTTCATCTGGGCCCAGAGCTCAGCCTTCCGCATATCACGTGCGCCATGAAGCGGGATCGCACGAAGAGGGAACATGGATCCGTGTCCCATCTTGGTGTAATCCCGCGAGTTGATCCGCTCAAGGATGGAGTCTACTTCCTCCTCGTGGCGGGGGTTGAACAGTACCTCGTCTGTGTAGTCGTAGAGGCCACAGTTCTTCACCATCTCCCAGAAGTACCATTCCAGAGAATATGGTGTATCATCATCCTCGAGCATCATATCCATACGCTCGGCCAAAGCGATGAACATCTCGAGCATAGAGCAAGACTGCTCGTTAAGCCATACGTAGGATACGTTGTTGTTCTCTCGAACGAACGCCCTACGTAAGTCAATGCCATCCTGTGCACGGTTGATGTCGTTCTGGATCGTCACCCGGAACGGCGTCTGGTGCATGATCTCGAGCAAGCTCAAATATGATTCCTCAGGACACTCCGCCTTGCGAGTATCCCCGGTTCGGTCAACAAGCCACTCGAAATATGAGTTATCCGGTGCTGCCTCGATCATTACTCGTCCTCGTAATACTCAACCCCGAGAACCGAGTGCTCGTACGAGTCGTCGAGAAGAGTGATCTCGAAGTCCGCGTGGCGGCTCATGCTTCGGACATAGATGATGGAATCGGAAGCAGACACACCGCTGATGATGTTGTCAAACCAGGACGTGTCCTGCATAGGAACGCCCCGGTTATCAGCGAAGACATCGTCCTCCATGTAGTACGTGAGCTCGACATGCTCCTGATGGCCCTTAGCCCGATACTCCTCTTCGGTGATCTGGTAGGCCTCGAAGTGCTGTCGATCCATCGTACGCTTGGTTACTTCCTCCTGGTCGGAATCTTCCACAGGAGTCGGAGAGTAGTCCACAGCAACGCTCGGTACCACCGGCTCAGGATCGGGTTCGCGATCCTCTGGATCAGGGCCATCTCCCACTCGCTCTTTGTGCTTCGCTTTAGCAATTTCTGCAAGCTCCTTGTTGATCTCAATTGTGGCTTCTTGGAAGTCCTGCTCGAACTTGCGAGCAAGAATGAAATATACGCCAAGGCCGCCAGTGACAGCTCCGGCTGCGAAATATGCGATCTTCTCGAACATGACACCTCAGATCTTGTCGTACATCACGCCGTCGACATTGAAGTCCAGCGCCCACTTGGTGACAGTACGACCGTTCTTGTCCTCACCCTCGAAGGTGCCCTCGAAGATGTTGAAGTCGACGAAGTCGTCTCCGTTACCCTTGACCCAACCAGCCACAGCACCAGCGGGAGTGTGGGGGAATCCGAGCATCTTGTAGACCTCGTTGAGGAAGATGTGCCCACGAGTCTGCAGAATATCATTCGCGTACTGCTGCTGGCACTTGAGGTGCAGCATAGACAGGTCCTCGTCCGCGGACCAGTTGACGTTAGTGTCATCGAAGATAACGCCATAGGGCGAGACTCCGTCGACAGCAGCAATCGCCTCGAGGGTCAGCTCGTTGTCAGCGATCTCGTCCTCGGTGTTGGAGATGAGGGCGTCGATCACAGCGTCCTTGCCGAACTTAGCCTCGACCTTCTTCTTGTAGGTCTTGAAGGCCTGGTCGACAGCGGCGTACGCTGCAGCGAGAGAGGCATTCCGCTTGAGCATGATGCCGTGACCGGTGATCAGAGAGGCGATAGAGGCGGCACCGAGAATAAGGGCGGGGGCATAAAGCTTCGCCAGCTTGGTCGTCATTCGGGTGTAGAGGATGACCTTGTCCCGTGTGGCGTCCTTGTCAGTGAGCTTGCCGTCCTCGTGGGCCTCGTGGACCTTGACGAGAAGGGCGGTCTCCTCAGCCAGAGTCTCCTCAACCTTGAGGGTTGCCTTGGAGGCGAGAACCGTGGTACCGATGAAGCCAACCGTACCAGCGGCGGTCAGAATAGTGGGGGCGTGCTTGCTGAGAACCAGTCCTGCGCGTCCAGCGAGGCGGGTGACAATTCCGAGATTCATTTGATACGTCCTGCTTTCTTGAGTCGAAGATAGATAGCGATTGCCTGGTCGTCTTCCATGCGTTCAACACGGCGACGCCATTTGTCTGAGAATGGATAGGCGGCGATAAGCTCAAGCCGCACTTGCTGAGGATTCATCGTGCATTGATGTGGTCAGGTTTCGGGAGCTGAAGCATGTAGCCTCGGCGAGATCTAATTACCGACATGTACCGGGCCGAAGTCCAGCCCCAGTTCTCGTCAGTGTATTCGGTAGTGATACCGCAGAGATCGTAGAGGTCGGCGACGGTGGCAAGACCGTACTCCTCGATGATGTCTCCAAGTCGGTCGATAACGAGATAAGCTTCATCTCGGGACTCGAGCTCGATCTCTGAGAAATCATGGTATCGACGTGAACGAGGAGAAGCGTCTCGGCGATTGCCTGGTGCTGAGCCTGGTCGAGAATATGATCCGTATGAGACACGGGACCCCCCGGACGAGCTGCGAGCTCGAGGAGAAGACTCTCCGAAGAGGAGACGTTCGATGCCCTGACTGACCAGATCCGAGAGTGTGTTCTTGATAGCAGGGATAGTAACATCGTAGAGTAGATACTCGCCGACATTGTGGATATCCTCTCCGACGAAAGCAGATACAGCCTTCGTTCCGAAGCTAGACTTCTTCTTGGTGACGGTAGCAGTGGTAACCTGCTCAACCTTCTTGCGCTCGGGGAGCTTGCTGTTGGATGGGAGGTTCGGACGGATTGGTGCGTTAGCCAAGGTGGCTCCTTTCAAGGAGGTGGGGGCCCCAGATTTCTCCAGGGCCCCCAAATATGGATCAGAGGTTCTTGAGCTCCGTCTCCTTAAGCTTAGAGTCGAGCTCCTTGTACTTCGGGTCCTCCTTGACCTGCTTCATGATCTTCTCCGGCAGGATACCGTTGTAGAACTCTCGAACCAGAGCCGGGTTGTCCATGAGCTGGTCGAAGAGTTCCTCGTACTCAGGCGAGTTGAGGAAGGACTCCTTGATCTGCTCAGACTTGACGAAGCGCTCGCCCTGACGCTCACCATACGAGGTACCGATGAGGTCGTCGAAGAACTTCATCATGGTGTACAGGTCCTCGTTGTCGATAGCGGCCTGGAGCCACTTCTCGAAGTTGGTCACATTGTCATACCGCTTGATGAAGTCGAACATCTCACGGCGAGACATGTGGAAGTAGAGCTTCTTGGTGGTGGGCTCGTCGTCGAAGATACCACGGACGCGGATGATGTGAGAGAACATTGATGGTTTCCTTTCAGTTGATCTTGAAGTAGTTTTCCTTGGGAGCGACTAGAAAGTCGACCGTAAGGACTGGCTCACCCTTTTCAGTGAGCTGAGAACCAAACTCGACAGAGAGGGAGTTCGGCTCGGACCATCCAACCAGTTCACCGGCTGCAATGGGTGGAAGCCCAAGGCCGTTGTAGAACTCGTTGAGGGAAGCGTAGCACTCAAGGTTGAGCTGCCCATTAATGTTGTTCTCGACTCGGCGGATGGATTCGATGTCGGACTTGAAATACCGCCCCGAGAAGATGTCATAGCAGAGAACGTCCCCTCCCCCGGCCACAAGAATAGTTCCGGGATGTGGTTCACCAGCTGCCGATACCGATTTCTCTGCAACGCGGGCCTTAATCTTCTCGCGGTCCTTCGGCTTAACCACGTCCGCCACCGCTTCTCGATATCGCTTAAACGCCGCTTCCGAACCTGTGTAAGCCAGTGCGAACGCCGCTCCTCGAGAGTACTGAATACGATTCGCCGCGATGATCGATACCAGAGTGCATACGCCTGCGATGGCCGGGGGAATATATACTCGATATGATACTGCGAACTTCTCCTTCCACGAGAGGTCCTCGGGTGAGCGAAGATTGGCTTCGCAGTAGTCTGCGATCTTCTCAACTGCGAGCGTAGTAGACTTCGCCGTGAGTACGGCCGTAGCAACGGTCCCGACGCATGCCGAGGCCGTGAGAATAGCCGGAGCGTTAGTCTTGAAGAATTGCGTAACACCGTTCGCATTGATCACTTGTCCTCCTTCTGCTGAATCTTCGACAGTTGAGCATTAATCTCCATTCGAATAAAGGCCTCGATATCCTTGCGAGACATTGGGCCCTGCTGACGCATCACGTTCTTGACTGTGCCTTCAACAAGGAGAGCCATGTCCTTTGTGATAATGAATCCGCCAGTCTCTCCAGGAGGCCCAGGAGGACCGGGGGGTCCCTCAATAACCTTGACCTGCTTCCACTCCTTCTTAAGGATGACGGTACATGCCTTGATGAAGAGGGTGATGAGGTTGAGCCAGACGATGATGATTGTGACGGCTCCGAGAATATAGAGCGTCCACCAGATGATGCTCACTTGTGCTTCCTTTCAACTCGCTTGAGACGGGGCTTCATTTTGTAGTTCTGCGGATTGTTGATGCAATCCAGGATGTAATCCGGCGTAAACTCCCAAACACCATTCTCCCGAGGGTAGTGTCGGAAGTCAATGGAGTCTGCAGCCATTCTGCGCAGATACTCCCGTCGGTCGTCTCCTCGTGAATATGCGCGAGCCTCTCCGGTCGTTCCATCAACACCGAGGTAGAGTACGGACAGAGCGTCTCCGACGACGATGTCTGCGTGCTTTGCCAGGAGCTCCATGACTCCTCCGGGTGTGAGGATGACGCATCGGTTCGTCTTGGATGCAGATCGGACCAGTTCGTCTCGAGGAACACCATACCGCCAACCTCGGAAGGTCTCGACGCAAAGGAGGTCACCCCGTACTTCCCATTCAGCAAAGCTTTGATCTTTGAGGAAGTAGTAGGAAGATAGGTCCTCTCCCACACGCTTAGGTCGGGTCGTTGCAGTGCGGACTGCATGGTATCCCTCATTCTCAACCAGCTCCTTCTGGAATGTGGACTTGCCTGAACAACTTGGACCGAGAAGTACGACTAGCATATCAATCCGCCGAGATCGTGTAGAGGATGACTGTCATAGCCGCCAGCAGGAAACCGATCGCGGTCACCACAAGCTTGGCAAAGAAAGAGATAGCTGTCAGCCAAACCATCCAGGTGGCAAAGCTGATGGCTCCGAAGACGATCAGGAAGATGAGACTGATCAGGATGTAGTAGATAGGCGGTTCCTCGAACATGGTGTGCTCCTTTCTAGCTCGAGAAAAGCCTATACCCCAAGTCGGGGTATAGTGCTGAATTACCAGCGGTTGATCTTACGATCACGGCGCGCGATGAAACGCTGCTGAACACCAATAACGTGCTTCATCCGGGAGTTCGCACCCCTGCCAATAAAGCAGGAGGCGAGAACAATTCCGAGGATGAAAACAGCGCTCTTGATGACAGAAACGATGATGCGAGTCATGAGGGTGGTCCTTTCAAACGGAGGGGTTTCAATATAGGACCGGTTTTTCTCGCGGACTTGAGAAAAGCCTATATCCCAAGTCGGGATATAGGATGAGGTCTCAGTCGGTCTCTTCAGAGGCTTCGATCTCGTCGAGCTCATCGAGGTCATCGTGCTCAAGCTCTTCGGGCTCGTCCGTGTCCGGAACCGAGCGGAACGCCATGAGGGTGAGTGCGGTACCGGCTGCGAATACAGCGGCGCCAGCAATCAACTTCTTGGAGTTGCGCTTGATAGCGGGCAGGACAGCGTCCTTGTTGAACTTGAACTCGACGATCTTCTCGTTGGTCTCAACGGAGTTGTCGTGGGTCTCAGTCATGAGGGTTTCCTTTCAAATAGAGGGGTCTCATATAAGGCATGGTTTTTCTCGCGGAAAGCCTATATCCCAGGTCGGGATATAGGGTGGGATCAGCGGATGTTGGCGAGAGCCTGTTCCACCATCGCATCCCACTCTTCGTCGGTCATCAGCTCAGCGCGCAGCTTTGCATTCTCATTCTCGAGCTTCCACACACGGTTCCTAAGAGTGTAGGATGTGTGCTTCTGCTCTTCGTGAGCAACAGCAAAGAAGATGCTGAGGATGGTAACGAGGATAAGGGCGATGTAGAGCATGGTCTTTCCTTTCGTAGGATCTTCAATATAGGACTAGTTTATCCTGCGAAAAAAAAAAGATAAGCCTAGATCCCATGGCGGGATCTTTGGCTGGAAGGTGGTAGGATCAGAAGTTCCAGGTCTTCTTCTTGCCAACCATCTCGGCGACAATCAGCAGGGTGCCGATGACGACGAATGGGGCGATGACAAGAGCGAGGAAGGTGGTCATTGTGGTTCCTTTCTAAGGGTCTTCAATATACCATGTGTTATTTCTGCGACCAATGTGACTAGAGTGACTAGGTAAAAAAGATAAGCCTAGATCCCATGGCGGGATCTAGAACTGTGTCAGAGGTAGTAGTGGTCGTACTGCTCAGAGCTCAGTCCAGTAGCAGCAAGCTCCTCGGCGTAGTCGAGGGCGGCCTGTGCAGCAGCGGGAGAGAGGTTCATGAGAGTGTCCTTTCTATGACGGGTTTCAATATAGAGCCCGTTTTTTACGCGAAAAAAAAAGATAAGCCAAGCCCCCCATGCATATAGCACAGGGGGCCTGACGAATCTCAGAAGGGTTTAACCTTCATGATCAAACCGAACGCCTTCGAGCTGACGACTGCGAGTCGCTCGTACTGGAGGACGGCTACGATACCGGCCAGCGAGGTAGCTGCACCGAGAATTGCGTCTTTGCTGAGCTTCTTGCTCTCGCCAAGGGCTTTGGCTTTTGCAAGAGTCTCGACATTGCGAGCAATTGTGGTGTAGTCCTCACTAGAGGGATCGTGAAGCTCGGCCTCCTTCAGAGCAGCTTCAATTGTCTGCTGAATGGGGTCAGGGTTCTTCATGGATGGGCTCCTTTCTAGTGGTTCATTATACCGCAGGTTTTTCTCGCTTAGACCTGCTTGACATCCAGCGTCACCTTACCGTTCCGGAGCATCTCGGCGACGCCCTGGTCAAAGGTGGCGTGGATCCCCTGGTCCTCAGACACATGGAGAGCGCCGGAGGGCTGAGTCCCCTGGTACTTGGTGGAGCTCACGCCGAGAAGAACACCCAGGAAGGTGTCGATCGCAGCGATAGTTCCAGCAACCTCCGTCGGGTGAGGAAGGTGCCACAGAGCCGCCAGAGTGAGGTAGAGCGCAGAGGTAGCCGGAAGGGCGACCAGCGCAACCCACTTGAGGACGTCGTAGGACTTGTTGTTCAACTTGCTCTCCTGAAGGTGCTTAGCCATTGATTTTCCTCTTTGCCGGGGGTCTAGGGGTGGGGACTACGGGAAGATTCTTGACCTCGTTCACGATCTTCTCGGCAAGCCCATTCCCCCCGAACTCGGAATAGGGCTCTACGAGATACTTCATGAAGTCCTCATACTCGTCGAGGGTGAGAAATCCTCGATGAAGATATGTCTTCCCGACATATACAATCCGGTCATGGGCCATTCCGAGCAGAAGCCTTGACGTGGCGGATTTCCGCTCACTGCGCTTCATGATCCAAGCCCACATCCCGGAAGATCCCAGTACTGACAAGAATATCGCAAGAACGATATCAAGCAGTGGGTTGAATCCGAAGTGCTGCATGTTAACCGATCGCTAGATAGGGACGTACCCCGAGTGAGTAGTTAATCGGGGCGTGGGAGAACTGACCAGTAGACTTCATGTAGACTGCAGTCTGTGCTGAAGCTCGTTCACGAAGCCAGTACTCCTCCTCAATGTTAACAAGGGCGGGGTTGAGCCTGAAGGCGGGGAACTGGTTGTGGTGCATACCCTTGGCGAGGGGATCATTGAAGATCGACGTCCCCCAGAGCATCGCCTCATCCATAATGTTGATGTGAGGGTTATACCAGCGCCAATCCCTGACTGCGCCGTTACCATCGTACCCAGTAGCGACTCGAGTCCAGACACCGACCATGTTGGATCGGTTGAACAGAGACTCAGCCATACGACTGGCCTGGGTCATGGTGGACTGGTTGATAGTCGAGTCGACGTACGAACGCTGGTCCGGGATAGTGGTAGACCAAGCCTCTCGGAACAGGGACCGGTCAGGGACCACGATAATGTGATTCTGACGGAACGGTGGCTCACCGATGTTCATGAAGTAGTTGAACGCCACGATTCGCCAAGTGACACCGGAGTAGGTCCAGTAGTCGCCCAGGTACAGCCCCGAGAACGATCCGCTTCGAATCGCCTGGAGGTATGGTGTCACCGAGTTACCAAGAGAAGCTCCTCGGTAGATCGAGTTGTGGACACCAGCATTCGAGTTGTTGAGCATCCCATATACGGAACCCGAGTTAGTGAACTTCTCATTGATCTGAGTGATCTTGAGCTCGGTACCAGCAACTCGACCCTCGACGGCCTGAATACGATCGTTTTGATTCTTGTCACTCACCTTGAGGTTAGCAACGTCGGTCGAGGTATTACCCCCAGCGTTCGCCAGGGCATCTCGAACCGAGTCGAACCAGGTGTTGAATTCACCCTGCAGCTTGGCCTGGAGAGCATCCAGGTTGATATTCTGCAGAGGCCCGCTCACATAAGGAGTACGGGCACTACCAACGAGGCTGATGATGTTCTCAGCCGTGATCTGTAGAGAGTTCTTGATAACCTTGATCTGGGCCAGAGCGAAGGTCTGTCTGTCACCGCTGTCACCGACATTCGGGATCAGAGGGGTAACCGCAGGGGTACCCTGGACCACCTTGATCTTGGCACCGCGGACAGCCTTAGATCGGTCAACCTCAATGCATACGAGATCGATTCGGTCAAGCGTTGCGTGAGAACCAGTGATCGCGACCGTCTCATCACCAGAGTTCTCAACCCATCGGTTGTTCAGCCAGGCCTTACCTGTACCGACATACACCGACATACCGTTGTTAGTGGGGCGGACTCGGAACTTGTCTCCCACGTTCGGGAAGACCCCCGGTGCGATAATGCCGTCGAATAGCGATCCGAACTGGTCCGCATCATATGTCCGGTCACCATTTACTGAGTTGTAGAAACCACTAGAAATGGCCATGCATTAATCCCTTTCTCGAGGAGCAATGACCTCTCCAGGGCCACCGCGAGTGAAGTCAATACGGAAGCCGTCACCATTCCACTTGGTACGAGACGACATTGAGATAGTGGGAACCCGAGAGAACCCACTACTGGACCAAGACTCAGTCATCTCAGTCAGCTGGCACTCAATTGGTTCTGCGTTGCTGCCCGAGGGGACGTAGTAGAAGATATCTCCTACATCGAACCCAGTACGGTACTCAACGTTGGAGAAGCTGTTGATCTTACCCGAGATCATCTTGAGTGGGGTGTACTTCGGGAACATGGCGTCCAGAACCCAGAATGGGTACCAAACCTCGCTCAGAGATGTGATATGCTTCCGCTGAAGATCGGTAAGCGCTTTCCAGTCCTTGATCGAATAAGGCTTGTGGACCTGAGTATTATCCCACAAGACTTCTCGTCGAGTGATTGGATTCTCGGATCGCAGTGTGTGTGCCCGAGTGTGCGTACTACCGTCGGCAATCCACTTCAGATCCACATCGCCGGAGTCCCATACCTCATAGATTGTACTCTTCTTATCGACGATAGAATCCACAGACTCGAAGTCGGAGAAGTTGTCATTCTCCTGAGCGAGGGTAATCGTGTTGATAAGATGCGGTGCAGTTACGTAACAGTGAATACCCTGGTTCTCGAGCTTGATCTTGTAGAAGAGAGAATATCCGTTCGGCTTGCACGCAGATAAGACGTTCTTGAACATCTCAGCGATGGGTGCTCGGTCGTAGATGATCCACTTTCCGTCCTGGATCTTCTGTCCGGTGTCATTGACGTATGCCATCTGAGACACTCGAGTTTCTCGATGGAAGTTGAAGTTATCAATCCTACGAGCAGCTTCGGCATCCTTCCCAAGATGAGCATGGGCCAGGTTTTCCGCTGTCATCTGAGCATTGAATTGACCGTTCTTATCGGGCTCAATCCACTGCCTGTGAGGTAGAACCCTCCACTCAAACATAGACTCGAGAGAGCGCCCAGTATACTTGTGGAGGTAGACGCCATCATCCTCCTGCTTAACCGTAGCTGTCTCAATAACCATAGCGGTCGAGGTGTCATCTCGAATGAACAGGTTCCCGAGACTGTACTCATATCCCGGCTGATCCGAGTAGAGCTGGAGCTCGAACTGGCCGTAGTCATATGCCCTCTCAGTCCAGTTCAGAGAGTAGAAGTTGTTCGGAACCTCAATCCACGAGTTGTAGTTGTGAAGGAACGCGAAGAACAGCTGCATTAGACCCCCCTATAAAGTGTATCGTATTCCATAGAGACGTTAACGTCATCAACGCCTCCAGCATACTGAAGGGCGATCGTGTTAATTCCAGGATGCATCTGAATCCAGGTACTCCCAGGAGCCAGAACACCAGTGATGTATGACTTCCTTCCTCGAGCCTGGTGAGTGATAGACTTCTTACCGGGACGAGTGTCCACGACAATACTCTCTCCAGCATAGAAGTTTCCAGCTCGAGAGATAGACATTGTCTCGTTGAAAGTCGTATTACTCAGGATAAGGTTACTGACCGTACCGAGGAACTCAACAGTAATAGTAACACCAGCCGGGTAGTCACCAAGGTATCGGATATCCTTACCCGAGGAGTTGGTCATGTCGCCGAACTTGAGCTTGTGGTTGTCCTGTGAGAAGAACGGGAACTCGAAGGTGGGTGTGTTGTCATTGAAGCCCACAACCTTCTGGATCTGAGTAGCGGAGGACTTCCAATACGGGTCCAGCCCAAGAAGGGAGACCTGGATCTCCTGCCGCTCAGAGAAAATGTTCGGCTCGACGGACTCGACGATGAAGTCGGAATGCACGTTAAGCCAGTCGGTTGTCACACCGAGAGTAATGGTCTCCCCGACTCCGAAGTAGGAGTAGCACTTGAGTCGGAGTTCCTGAATGTCGGTCCCCCAGGGGATCAGAGTCAGTACCACAGTACGAGTACCAACCCTGATCCCCTTAAGGAACGCTCCGTCCAGTAGGGCGAATCCATCAGTGCTGATGTCCGCCTTTACTGGCCCCAGACCAGTAATCTCCTTGACCGCGACCCCCGACTCGTAGGGGTTCGTGATGTCGATGGTTAGACGATCCCCCGACTTTGTCGTGGACGAGATCTCTGAGATCATAGTGTCAACTTGTCCTTTGCCATAGCAAGCTGAGTGTGGGTCTGGCGATAGATAGTCGCCGCATCCAGCGCCTCAGGCGAGTTGTTGGTCTGGTTGAATGTGATGTTTGTAACACCATTTTGACTATTCTTGTCAGAATTGTCAACTGCGATCGGAGCAGGAGATCGAGCAGCATTAGCTGCCTGAGCTGTGACTCCGATAGCGGGCATGAAGTTGTTGATGCCCTTAGCCTGCTTCTGCATCTCGGTGAGGTCCAGAATAGGCTTGATTTCCGGCTTGAAGGATGGGTCGTCCTCGATGAGTTCGTTTACTCCGTCGAGCGCCTTTGACATAGCGTCGTAAGCTGCGCCAGCCATACTACCGCCGGCATCAGCAACACGATCACCAGTATCCTCGATACCTATAGCAAGACCCTCACCAACATATCCTCCAAGTTCCATCATCAGTCGAGAAGGAGAGTGGATCTTGAAGTAGCTCTTGACCTTGTTGTAGCCCTTCTTGGCTACGTTCAGCATAGACTCACCGAAGCTCCAGGCCTTGGATGCGAGACCGTTGGTCATACCGTCGACAATAGCCCAAGCAATCTCTCGACCAACCTTGTTGAAACGAGGAGCGTACTTGTTAATAGCGTCGCGAACACCCTCAAGGAGCTTAAGTACGGTCCACATACCCTTGTCAATGATCTTGGGCCCGTTCCTAGCAATTCCATCCAGGAAGTTGAGAATGACATTTGTAGCAGCGTCAATCACCTTGCCGATGTTATCAGCAATTCCGTTCAGGAAGTTTGCCAGGATAGTAGCGCCCTTCTCACCGAACTCATAGGCGTGGTTAGCCAGCTCGGTGAGCATCGCCTGGATCAGGATGAACAACGATGCCACAATACCAGGGATATTGGCGTTGATAGCATAGATGATCGCTCCGAGCAACGCCGCCATAGCCACTGCAAGCTCCGGGGCCTTAGCTCCCAAGGTGATGATGAAGTTGGCAATAGCATTAGCGAAATCGATAGCTACCTGGGGTAGGATTGCCGCAAGCTGCTTCAATCCCTCGGTCAAGACTAGGAATGCCGCTGCACCGGTAGTAGCACAGATACCCAATACTGCCGCAAAGGCCGCCATACCGATCGAGATCGGGAGTAGGGCCAGTCCTAGTGCGAGTAGAGCTGCAGTAAGTACGATCATACCCACTGCAAAGTACTGAGCACCGGCTGCCGCAGCCACCAGGATCAGCATACCACCAGCAAGAGCGATCAAACCAATAGCTAGCTGGGTCCAGGTGATTCCGGATAGGGTCTTCATCGCAGAGGCCAGAGCCAGGAACGCGATCGAGGCAATACCAAGAGCAATGGCGCCTGTCTTGAATGCGTCGGCAGCAGCCATCGAGATGGCCAGAATGGCAAGACCAGCAGCCAGAGCGATAAGCCCCTTGGCTAGAGTCATGATGTCCATGTTCCCAAGAACGGCGACTGCACCCGTAAGAACTAGGACTGCGGCAGACATAGCAATGATTGCAGCGGCGCCTCGAGCATTGGCTCTGCCTGCAATTGCCATTGCTACGGATAGCTCCGCAATAATGACACCCAAAGCAATGACACCCTGGAGAAGCTTGCCGGTGTCCATCGTGCCAAGCATCCAGATAGCAGCCACTAGGATGTTACAGGATATAGCGAGAGACAACAGGATGGCTGCGCCCTTACCCATGAATGGGTCCTTGCTGACGACCATCATGAACCCCGACAGAATTGCTACAACCGCCGCAAGAGTGACGACACCCTGAATAGCCTTTCCTGTATCCATGGACCCAAGAGTGTATACTGCTAGAGACAGAATGACACAGGATGCAGCAAGAGCAAGAAGGATTCCCGCGCCCTTCTCGACTCCCTTGGTTGCAGCCATCTTAGTCATGAAGGTCTGGAGAGTTTCCATAAGAACCTTCATAGCAGCAAGACCGACCACGGCGCCCTTGAGGTCCATTCCGGCAAGAATTCTGACAGCTGTCGCCATCAAGATCATGGCTGCGCCCATAGCGATGAGCATAGCCACAATACGAACGCTGTCATTCTTGAAGGCCACCATCTTAGTCATGGACTCAAGCATGTCATCCATCATCTTGAATAGGAACTTCAAGACCGCAAGAGTGACTAGTAGCTTTGGCGCAGGGACCAGAGACATCAGGATCAGCGCACCCGCAAGAACTCCGAGGGCAATAGCGATCGTTAGGAGAGCCTTAGCCTTAACCTTCTGCTCGAATGCCTCGAGGACTCCGCCGAGCTTATCGAAGACGTTACCGAGCTTGTCAGCAACATTTCCAATCTTGTCAAAGTTCTCCTTAAAGGAGTTGATCCATCGAGTAAAGGCGATAAGCACTCCTCCGCCAATGGCCCCGACAAGGATCTTGCCCATGTCATAAGACTTGAGGTTGGAGTTCGCTTGACTCATCGCGGTACCGATAGAGCCGAATGCGTTCTTTGCGCCCTCCTTCACCTTGGGGGCGAAGGTGTTAACGACAAAGTCCTTGAACTCGACGAACTTCTGCTTGATAGTGTCGAAGAGTTCCGGAAGGTGTACGGCTTGAGCGACCTGCTTAATGTCCTCAAACCACTTCTTGAGGAAGTTCTCCTTAGCGGCCTGACCTGTCTCCTTAGCAGCCTGGGCTGCGGCGGTTCCAACCTCAGATACGGCACCGGCTGCTTCCTTAGCCTTGGCCTTAACCTCGCCGTGACCGTTAACCCAGTCGCGGAATGAGACCGCTACTTCCTTGACTTTACCGCCGATGTCTGAGAAGGCCTTCCCAAGGTGGTCCCAAACACTACTATTTTGAATAGTGTTCCAGGTATCGACAAGGGCGTCCTTCAGTTCGACTAGCTTCTCCTTGAGCCACTGTACCTTCTCGGAGATCTTGAGTTTCTGACCGAGCTCATCGAATTTTGTACCTAGAGAAGCGACAATTGCCTCAGCCGAAGACATGTCTCCTAGGTTGAAGCCCTGGAAGTAGTCGGACAAAGCGGCTTTGCCGGAAACTAGCTTAGCCTTTAACTTGTCTCCGACGCTTCCTGCGAACTCATTGATCTTGGACTTGGCCTTGTCTACTCCGCTGTGGATGGAATCCATCGCGGCAGAGAACTCTCGACCGATAACCGAGTTCTTAAGAGCGTCCTTGACGAGTCCGAACTTCGAAGCGAGGTTCTTAAGCCCCTCTCCGGCACCCTTGACCTTTCCTGTGAAGTCGATCCACATAATGAAGTCATGGATCTTGTCTGAAACCCACTTGATTGCCTTACCGACTAGGTCAATCGGAGGTAGGAGCAGCTTGAGTATCTTTCCGCCAAGGTCTAGCTTGGTGAACCACTGGTCAAACCAGTAGATCGCCTTACCAATTACCTTCGTAATCTGGAATACGCCAGAGTTGATCCCTGTGAACGCTGGGAATAGTGCGCTGATAATGTGTGAGGCGACCGTGAAGATGACTTGAGCTACCTCGCCGAGGATGGTGGCGAAGATATGGAAGATCGAGAAGACCCCTGTGAACGTCCACTCAAGCTTCTCGGCAAAGTTGTTCGTGATGATGAGCTTAGACGTGAAGTTCTCAAACGCCTTGGTGATGCGAACAAGACCTTCGGCACTAGCGTTCATGAATACTCGTCGGAAGGCAGTACCGATCTGGCCGAGTACCTTAACTATAGCCCAGAAGATATTTGCAAGACCCTGAACGAGGGCGGTGCGTCCACCAAGGTCCTTCCACATCTGGAGGAACCCATTTCGAGCATCGGCGCTAGACTTAATTACCCCACCAAGCCAATCACCAATAGAGGTGAAAAGGACTGACGCCTCTTCGAAGTCACCAAATAGGATCTCGAACGTCTCGGCCCATCCAGAGCCGATAGCTTCCTTAGTGGTGTCGACTAGCTGACTAAACGTTCGAATCTTGGTGGCGGCGTCGAAGGCACCCTGAGCAAACTGCTTAAGTTTATGCGCCTGCTCCTCAGAGTAACCCATCTCAACGAGCTGAGCCTCAGAGAGGTCATTCGTTAGGGCAGTAAGGGTGGTTGTCATGACCTGGGCAGTAAGCCAGTCTTCCTTCAGGGATTCTCGGAAGTTCCCATCCTTAGCAATAGCCTCATCATAACCAGTACCCATCATTCGGGAGGTCTCGATAAGGGCATTCCTGAATGACTCACCGCCCATACCTGCCTGGACTAGCGAGTTCCAGTCCTGAAGGTGGACTGCGCCAGCCGCGATAGCCTGCGAGAGCTGGGTGTATGCAGTGGCGGTCTGCTGGGCAGTTGAACCCGAGGCCGCTGCGAGGTTGGACAGACCCTTAATCGACGCCACAGAGGTTTGTAGGTCAACGCCTGCGGCAGTGAACAGACCAATGGCGTGAGTCATGTCACTGAAGCTGTACACCGTCTTATCAGCATAGGTGTTCAGCTCGGCCAGAGATGTCTTAACCTCGCTGAGGGTGGTCCCCTTCTCAACTGTGTTGGCCATAATGGTCTGAATGGCTCTCATTTTGAGCTCATACTCATTAAAGCCATCTTTGATGGTTCCGATGAAGCCGGAGACCACGCTTCGACCCGCGTTTAGTGCTGCGACACCGATTCCGCCGAATGCAGTTACGGCAAGACCCTGCATGACGGTCATGTTCTTGCCGATATCGAGGGCCTTCGTGGCCAGATCGCCTAGAGTCGTATTCTTAGCTATCTCGCCAATTCGAGAAAGACCGTCTGCAGCCCCCTGCATCTTCAAGGAATCCTTGAGTCGGTCCATGCTGGACGCGGATTCCTTGATTGCGGACAAGAACTGCTTGTTGTTCATCTTGAGCGAGACTACCCGCTCATCAATAGTAGCCACTACTTAGTGACCTCCTTCCAGGCCTTCTTCGCTATCTTGTCGAATACGGGCCTGATCGCGGGGTTGATGTAGTCTCGGCCGACGACATACCCGCCATTACGGGTACCGTGACCATATTGCAAGATGACGGCGATGTTTACGCCGTTGTTTATGTGTGAGTTTGTCCATGTGATCTTCCAGTTCTCGCCAGTTCTGGTGACTTCGTAGTTCCAGCTAGCTGCCGTCTCACCCGACCTGGAGGGGGTCG